CCAAAGTTAACTCAACGGTAGTTAATCCTTTTGCCATTTGCAAGCACCTTTCTTTGGGTGCTTCACCCTAGTGCTTGGTGATGTGTTCCGTCAAACGATCTGAAACCGTGTCCACTTTGTCTTCGGTGCGGTCTTGTGCGCGTCGCATCAGACGCAACATAGCCATAACGGTGTCATGGTCTTTACGGTTTTCGGCTTTGAAACGTTGGATGACTACGGTCAGCAGACCGAAAGCACCAGTAACAGCAGCAGCAAGAACGAGAGCGATCCCAGCATCCACATCAAGCAGGCTTCCCTACGAAACGGATGTGCCACGGCTCTGCACCTTTACCAGTTGAGTCCCCTAAAACTTCATGCGAAAACCCAAACTTAACTTCATTCTCCAATAGCCAAGCAAGAATCTTGCCGTTAGCGTTCGCCACATCGACCGCAATACCGTAAAGATGGCGTGAGCCACGCGCTTTGTCGTTCGCTGGATCGTCATACGGTGTAGCCAACATAGCCATACCTTTTTTGAGATACCAGGTTTCGTTGTTCCACTTCTTTGTGGATGCACCAGCAATAGGTTCCTTCTGATAACGCGATGTAAAGCCTGCGGTTTGCTGGGCGATTGAACGGAGCGTGTCACCGGCTGAAGTTGGTTTAAGAACTATGCCTTCGGCTTGCGCTGCGATAACCATTTCTTCCCACGCAGCAGCAGCACACTTCTCCAGCTTCCCTCCACCCGTGATGGGGGCGACCATAGCTGGTGTAATCTCAGAAGGTTTCTTGCCTTTAAGATGTTCACACCAACGGATCGGTCTTACAGGCCAGTTGGGTTTCGGCATTACTCTGCGACTTCAGGTTTAGGCTTAACTGCACCTGTGAACGCGAGTTCGATTTCTTCTTTGGTGAGTGAACCGTCAACGCTGAAACGCAACAACTTCTCGACTACTTGGGCGCAAGCCATGATGCCAGCAAGTGCTGCTGATTTCCATAGGTCTACACCAATCAATGCACCACCGGCTACAGCAGCCAATGCGGATGATCCGAACAATGCGAAGATACGGAAGATGATGTTTTGAAGCTTTGCCATGTCTAGTCTTTCTTGGAGAGGGTTAGTGACGAGTGTACCAAAACGACTATTCCGGTTATGAGGGTTGCCTGTCGGAGTGTGGGGCCTGAGAGGGTGATGAGAACCATGCCTGTGCCAGCCCATGTCCATGCGTTGTCTGCTAGGTAATCCAAGAGTTTTCTCATTAGCGTCTAATTCTAGTACCTGCTGCTGCGAGGGTTATCCCCGCGGTGACTGCGATGAGGGTGCGTCGTTCTCCGACAGGAATGGTTGAGCCGGTGGGGGTGTAGTCGTCTAAGCCTTCACCGAAGATGTCAATGGTGTCCTCAAATTCTTCACGGATTTCGGTGGGTGCGGATTCGATTGCTGCGATCAGTTCTTCGGTTTGTGCATCGGATAGTGCGCCCACGTCTAGGACTTCAAAGATTTGTTGTGCTTGTTCGGTGCTGATGACGGCTAGGACTTCGGGGCTGGACGCGAGGGCTGTTGCTTGTTCTTCGGATGGTTCCTCAGCGAGTAGGGATTCAATGACTTGTTCAACCTGTTCTGGGCTGAGTTCGGCTAGGGCTTCTACAAGGGCTTCTGTGGTTTCTGCCTCTGCTATTAGCGAATCCACTTCCTCATCGCTTAGAGGGGCTTCTAGGGGTGTCTCAGGCTCTTCTGGCAGGGATGTGTCTACATCGGGGAGGGTTGTGTCCACAATGGGTTCGTCTGTAGTGTCAGGGGATGGCTCAGGACTTGGTTCATCTGTTGTGGTTGTTTCTTCGGGAAGCATCTCCTCTGGCGTGGCTTCCTCTACTAGCGTCGTTGTGGTTCCTGTCTCGGTTATCTCAGGCTCTTCAGGAGCAACGGTATCAACGGGTTCTGGCTCAACTATTTGAGGCTGTGTAACCGGTGTTGGAACTGGCGGTGGTTGTGTTGTGGTCGTCGTTGATTCTGTTGATGTTGTTTGGGGTACGGAAGAAGTAGTCGTTGACGACGTGGTGCTAGTTGAGTTCTCCACAGAAGTTGTTGTCTGAGGAACAGTCGTTGACGTTGAGGTTTCTTGAACTGTCGTAGTAGTCGGGTTGGTGACAGGGACAGTCGTTACGGGGACAGTAGAAGTAGTAGTCGTCGTTGTCGTTGATGTCGTGGATGTGGTTATAGATGCCCATAACGACAGGTTACTAATAGTTAGATGCCCAGGAGCACAACAGGTATCTATCGAATACTGACGGAATGTGAAGATGTCACCCTCGTTGACGGGTACAGAGAGCGAAGCTGTCGCATTGTTCTGTTGTGTAAGCAAGGTGTATACGCCGTTAATGCCGTACTGTGGCGGGTCATACACCCAACCATCAGTCGTTTGATATGCCCACTCAAAATCTATTGTGTCTACATCTGCGGGGATTGTGGTCTCAATTTTCACCCAATGAGCAGCACCAGAACACCCGCCCTGATCGGGGCCATGCAAGATGATCGTGTTGTCAACTACTTCGATTGAACCTGATGTTGGGCAGGATTGGCTGTATGTCCATTCACCAACTTCTTCGGCTTTAGCAGGTTTCGCAAAGAGCGCGAACAGTACTGCGGGGATGATGATTAGATAGCGGGTGTTTCGACCCATGCCAGAGTTTCTTCATCCCAAATGAATGACCCCTCTGGTTTTGGTGTTGGTGCTTGCCAATCGTTGTTGCTGTCTAGTGTCCATGATGCGTATGGTTGTGGTGCTACGAACTGGTCTTTAACAGCATCGTATGTGTAGCCGATACCTGCATACTGTTTGCGAATGTTGTTGTTGTAACTTGTTTGCAACCACGTACCGCCAAGCAAGTTGTTTAGAAAGTCAATTCCTTTTTGTTCAACCTCAACACCGTCAATAAGTAGTTCGCTGTTGTTTACAACGAGTACTCGCGTAACGATTCCGTCTGATATTTCTGCAAAGTGTGCCATTAGAAAGTAATGCTCCCTGAACCTGTGAATGTATATACATGATAACCAGCACGGGATACCCCGCTGTAGGTTGGTGAACCAGTAGTGGCTGTTGCCTCTTTGTAATCTTGCGAATACGCAACTATCACAACACCTGAACCGCCTGAACCACCAAATGTATTTGCTACGGCTTGTGTTCCACCACCACCACCGCCAGTATTTGCTGTTCCCGAACCACCAGGTGTTCCTGCAGAACCTGCGCCTCCACCACCAGCACCACCAGCACCAGGGGCAGCACCACCACCGCCACCACCGCCGCCACGAGTTACCGATGTGCCTGTAATACTGTCAGCAAATCCTGCGCCACCTGCCGTATTTTGCGTTGCACCAGCACCACCTGTATAAGTTGCACCAGTACCGCCTGCTGGTCCAGCACCACCTGCAGCACCGCCACTACCGCCAGTAACGCTTACACCAAATGTTGAAGTGACACCAGTGGAACCACCAAGCGGACCAACGACGCTATTACCGCCACCGCCACCGCCACCAACGGTTACAGTGATTGCAGAACCAGCAGTAACAGAATATGAAGTGCTTTTTGAACCGCCAGAACCAGCACCACCGCAGCCATTGGTTACGCCTGTGTTGCCTGCTCCACCTCCACCGCCACCTGCGACAACAAGATATTCAACGCTTGGTGGGGCTTTGTAAACCAAACCTTTTCCAGCCCAAGTACTAACAAGAACTGAAGGGCGAACACGTGCGCCTTTCATTGGGATACCGTCACAGTCGTTGAACCAGTCGAAGTAAACGAATGAATCGTATACCCACCCGAAGTAGTTACAGTTCCACCGCTAACCGAGATACCTGCAGATGATGCGTCTGATGTTAGGTAACGGAAAATCACGATACCCGAACCACCTGCACCAGAAGTTGCGTTATCGGTTGGACCTGCAGCACCACCGCCTCCACCAGTATTCGCTGTTCCATTCGTTCCTGTTTGCGAACCACCAGCACCGCCACCACCTGCACCGCCTGCAGCGGAAGCACCGCCGCCGCCACCAGCACGAGTTATAGAAGTTCCCGTGATTGATGATGCAACACCAGCACCACCAACGCTAGTAGTTGCTGCCGAAGCACCGACAGCACCAGCACCGCCACCACCTGCACCTGATGTTCCGCTTCCAGCACCGCCATCAAAACCCTGATTCGCAGTTCCCAAACCTGCAGCAACCGCTGCTGCACCGACAAAACCGCCACCGCCCGAACCGCCAGCAGTCAAAGATGTTGCACCACCGCCACCGCCTTGACCGCCACCCAAAGAAGTAACTCCAGCAAAAGATGAATCAGAACCGTTTATTCCAGCAGCGTGCGCAGTTTGAGCAGCACCGCCAGCACCGACAACAATCGTGTATGTGCCTGCACCGATACTCAACGCCGAACGATTTTCTAAAGTGCCACCACCACCAGTTGATTCACCAATGACTGAACTGCGGTAGCCACCTGCGCCACCACCGCCAGCAGAGTTCAAACTAAAATCCTCTGTGTTACCACCACTGCCACCGCCAGCGATAATCAAATATTCAACATCTAAAGAAGGGTTAATCCAGTTCTTTACAGACTGACCAGCCCGACTACGGGTATCCCAACGAAGCGTCATGCTTCGACCCTACGCAATCGCGTTAACGAAGCCAGAAAGCAAAATCACATCAGCAGTACCAGCAAACGCCTTCACAACCTTCGCGTTCTGCAAAATCAAACCAGGCACAACCAAAACCAAACCAGCCTCAGCAGCAATAGTCAACTCAATGTTGCCATCAGCAGCCGTAGCAGTACCCCACTCCAACGTCAACTTCACAGCCGAAGTAGAAGTGTTATTCGCATACAACCAAATCTCATCAAACACACCAGCAGTCGTACCAGCAACAGCAGTATGAACAGTCACCGTCGAACCAGTACCCGTACCTGTGACCTTGATAGCCAAACCATCAGTAGAACCCGACAGTTTCTTTTTCGTAAATGTTGCCATGATTACTCCTTAACTAAACACTTGGACTGCGATAACGTTTTGGTCAGAATCCGATGCCGAAGCAGCGACAGCCCACTTTACACCAGTAGCCTCAGCAGAGTCTGCCACAAGAGCAAACCCATCAGTACCCACCGCCACACGCGCAGGCGTATTCGCAGCAGAAGCAACAACAATGTCACCCTTAGCGGTCATCAAACTGTTCGGACTTGACTGCCAAGCCACACCATTAGTCGCAGCAGAATCAGCACCCAACACCTGATAGTTCGTGCCAACAGCCAAACGGTTCAAAGCCGAACCAGTAGTAACCAACAAGTCACCCTTAGTCGTCAGCTTGCTAACAACCTCATTAGCCTCATCCGCATCATTCGCCGTGAACACCGGATAAATCGTCGCACCCGAAGAATGACTACTTGCACTCGTATCATCCTGACCCCTAGTAAGAGTAAGAGTCGAACCCGAAATAGTTGCACTGCACTTCTCCTCAGCCGAAGTACCTGGATCAATCACCACATAAAAAGGAACACCCGCAGTAGACGGCCAACCTGTTGTGGCAGCCAAAGAACAAGTCGTGTCAGTTGTGTTGATGCCAGCCGTGATCGTTGTCGCAGCAGCAGCACCAGCGTATTGTCGTCGTGTAAAAGCAGGCATACGGGGCTATCTTACACTA